TATGTAGTGTAAATAGTAGAATGGTGTAACTAATAGCCATAGTGATAACCATTATCCATTTAACTTTTGTTGGGTAAATACTCTTTTCTTCCCAACGAATTAAATGTGGTGAGAACTTAGGGTGAGTATGTAACCAATGATTTAACTTTGGTGAACTCTTAGCGAATGCCCATGCTGCTAAGATTACAAATGTTGTCATAGGTACTCCTGGTACAATAGCACCAATATAAGCACACCCTACGAATAGTAAGCCCAAAGCTCTCCATAACCAAACTTTCATTTTATTTATTTTTATTTTTAAAAAATTCTTCTACCTTTTCCTCTAAAAAATTAATTGAATCGGAATCTCCTGTCCAACCTTCGTATTTGATGTAATACTCAATTAGATTAGGATTCTCTTCTAATCTTTGTTTTAACTCACTTAACTTAGGTATGTATATGTTAATGTAAGTCATTATTTAGCCCACTTTCCTCTACTAACTAATTGTGCAATGATTCCATATACAGATAAATCCTGATAGGTATCATCTATTGCCTCTCCCACATTATCTTGCTTACCTAATACTACTAATTGCTTCAACCTTTGAATCTTATCATTCATTCTAAACCACAATCCAGTTTGAGATAATTTTCTTTCCTCTTCAGTAATCAGAGATGTTCCTACTGATATATTACCTGGTCCGTAATTGGATTGTTTTAAACAGAAGGTTTCATATCCTTCTATCATAATCTTTTTGTATTCCGCTGTCGTTTCCGGATACTCAGCTTCAATTTGAGCTACTACTTCTGGGTTCTTATAGTTGATTGTCATAACATTTGGTTTATAAGTGTAAAGATAATAAGAAAATTTTACATTTCCAAATTATTTTTCACAAGGTTCTATCCAAGTTGAAAAAGATACGTTTATAGCAGCGGTTCTCTTTCCACCCTCACCTTTTATTTTCATTTCTCCTGGATTAGGATTGAATTTAACACAGCATTTTTCATTAATACCATCCAATACTTCTAATGATAATTTAGAAGTTTTTCCTTTACCACTTTCTTTAAATCTGATATTACCAAAATTGTTAGATTTAAGGTCTCTGTTATACATCATTTGGAATAAATTTCCTGCCATATTGTATATTCGTAATCCTCTATCAAATTCAGGGTCCATTTCTTCTCCATTCAAACTATTTTGATATGATTTTTTAGCCTGCTCATAATGAGCCAATCCTTTCTTTTCCATATCAGCAATCATTCTTTCGGTTTGTTGAGGAGAATAACCCTGTTCTATCAAAATTTTAGTTAAATGTTTTCCCGCTTCATTATAAGCTTGTTCTGCTTTATCTATATTTTCTTTTGAAGGAGGATATGTCCCAAATGTTCCAGTGTAACAATCCATTAGAGAGTCTAATACTTCTCCAGTTTGTTCGTTGCCAAACGTACTTCCTTGTGATTTCTTATGACCAGCACTAGGCCCACCTTTACCTAATTTAATACTCTCCGCATCACTATCAATAAATGAGATACTGTTCGCAGAGAATTCGTTTGCATAAAATTCTGCTAAATCAGATGGTGATAAGCTTGCATCAGGAGTATTTTGACTAGCAAATGATATTATATCAACGGTTGGGAAATTAGAAGATGATGGTAAGAATGCCTGATTACCTTTTCCTATCTCATTCATAAATACAATCACTTCCGCTAAATCAGGACCACCAGATGTTAAGTTAGAATCTCTTCTTACACCTTGCAATACCGCTATAAGTTTATTCAAATATAATTCCGATGCATTTTCTTTTTCATCTGAACTCATTGAATCCCAATTAGGGTTATTTATAGGTGCATTTTTTTCTAATTCATCTATAGCACTAATTAATTCACCATATTGAGAATTTATTTCTTCATCCGATAATCCCGAATATCTTTTTATAGATTTTAAGATTCCTTCTTTAGTGCTTTTGATAGTATTACTAAGTGTCTTTTTTCTATTTTCATCCGTATCAGTTGGGCCATATTCTACAACTTCCATCTCCTTTGAGTTAGCAAGTTGGTCAATCATATTATTTCTTCTTTGTATAGAAGATATTATTTTTGTAGCCGCTGCTTTTGCTTCTGCCTCCGAATACCCCTTTTTGATAAATGATTGAATCAAACTATTCTCATCCGGTATATCTCTTTTATCATATTTAACACCATCTATAGTTACCCCTTTATCAGAAGATTCAAATTTTACTTTTCTACGATTTTTATTCATCTTAGCAGCAGTCAAATCTTTCTTATTAACATAAGAGCCAGTTTGAGTTTTCATAGTTAATCCATACTTATCCACTATAGCAGAATTCCACTCATCTGCTTTAGTTTCTGAATCCTGAACATTAGCTGATATATCCATTTTAATTTTCTTTCTGGACTTATCATCACTAAACTCTCCTTCTTTCTGAGCTATATAAATTCCAATATCATTTCCTCCTCCAACTCTAACTGCCAACCATTTCTTTGCAATCTCTGCATTGGATGGGTCTACATCTTCTCCTTTTAATATTTTAGAAATAGTATCTTTTAAAATTTGTTTAGTAGAATCGTCCGTTTGAGCACTATCAATAAATCCTTGTGCTACTTTAATGTTTCTATCTATTTTATCATCGTTTATTCCTAAATTAGTTCTAGTTGATTTAACATCTTTTACATCACCACTATTTGATTGTTTAGCTGCATCAGTTGCAACTTCTACATCATCCGTTGGAATCTCTTTGAACACCCCTTCTCCACCGCCATCTACAGTTGCTTTTATATTAGCTTCAAATAATAAACTCCACCATTTTTTAGTATCAATTTCAATTGCGTTTTTAACAACTGTTTCTACTCTAATGTATTTAGCATCTCCATTAGCTGAATCAGAATAATATCCATTACCTATATGATATAATTTCTTTCCATCATTAGTAGTTGCTTTTGCTCCAACTTTATCATCCGTTACTTTTGGTTCTTCCTTTGGTGCTTCTCCATCTTTAACATCCGCTTTTTTAGCTGCAATTCCCATATCTTCCGCAAACTTATTCGCCATTGGAATCGCATCTTTAATATCCATATCGATAACAGTTGATTTCATTGGTATCGGGTTATCAGGATGTTTAGCGTTATAAGCTACGATTGCAGCCCATCTATGATGTCCATCAATTACATATCCATCTCTACTCACATAAATTGGTGCAGTAATCTTTGGGTGATTAGGGTCTTTTTCTAAAGCTCCCATCATTCCAATTACTTTTCCACCAACTAAATCTTTTTGTGTTGCTTTTAATTTATCCGCAGGTACTTCCGTTTGTAATACTTTGATGTTCTTTTGTTTTAACATCTCTCTGAATACCGGCTCTGTATCTACTTCCCCATCCTTATCAGTTTCCATTCCAGCTGCTCTACTACCTTCCACTGCCTTTCCTTTGAATTGAGGCATTTCTTCTCTAGGTATTCCTTTATTATCATCACAATATAAGTTAGTTCCAGGAATAGTAATATCACATAAGTTGATGTCCGGTGCAGGTTCTCCTTTAGCCTTTGCATCATCTAACATTTTACTAATCTTACTTATATCAGTATTGAATTGGTTTAAATCGTTTGGGGAAATTCCATCTAATGCTTTACCGTCTTTACTGAATGTTTCCTTATCAGCTTCCGGCATTTCATCCGCAATTTTTTGAGGGTCTACTTGCTCAGTTTCAGTTTTTTTATCTGAACCTTTTTTAAGCATATTATCAACTAATTCGATATGACCTTCACCTGCGATAGTAATAGGTATCTTACCTTGTGCAACTAATTCTTTATTTTTTTCTATAAGATTCTCATCTCTTATTTCATTAAAAGCAACTTGAATATCATTTATCTTTGTTTCCTTATCACCAAAATCTTCTGGGAATGATAATCTATATAATGTATCTATATCTTTATCAGTTGGATTATCCCAATTTTCGATTGCTGCAAATCCTGCTTCTTTAGCTGCATCTTGTAAGAATTGTTTACCATCTTCATCTAAGAATGTGACAGGTTTCATAGTATCAGTACCTTCTCCTTGTCCAATCATACTAGCCCAATTTCCTGCATTAACCTGCGATTGATTTAAACCAGTTTTCTCCATTTGTTTTTTATACAATTTAGATTCAGGTTTGTGAACATCCAAATCATCACCATCAAATGTATCAATACCAGCACCCATTTCTTTAAATTTTGGTACTGCATATTTCATTTCATCGTTGAATTCTAATTGACCTTTATCATTTGTTGCACCACCCTCGCCCACAAATACAATATCTTTCCATTTTTCTTCTGGTATAGTAGCTTTTATATGGTCAATTATATCATCAACCATTTTTTTATTTCTATGAACGGTACCAAACACCATCCCACCACCATCCATTTCGATTGTTTGTATTTCTTTACCCGATTTCTTTCCTTTGAACTTCTTTGCTTTAGAATTCGGTTCATCATTTGCGGGTTCTAATTTAGCTGGCTCAGTTTTACCCCCCTCTTCTTTTTTAGAATCGTCCGTATCAGTCTGTGCTTTGAATGCTCTAGCCATAGCTTTACTCTGAGCTGTAGCCTTTGGGTCACTCAATACTTTTTGTGGGTCTTCCTTTGCATCTTTCTTACCTTGCTCCGCTTCTGGATTTGGTTGAGGTGGAGCAGGTTTTTCAGGTTGTTCTGCTGAAGGTTTATCTCCGGTTGGAGTTTCAGGTTTTTCTTCTGGTGTATCCACCGGTTTTTCTGCCGTTGGTTCGTCTTTTTTAGGCTCATCGTTAGGCTTAGGTTCTTCACCCTTACCACTCTTTGCATCAAATTTAGCTTTCTCTTCCGGAGTTACAGGTCTAAGATTTCCTTTTTCATTTTTAAGTTCAGCTTCTCCACCATTTTTAGATGAATAAAACCCACCTCCTAAGTGAAATTTACCTGGAAATAATTTAGATTCCCCCTCTCCCTCTGCTTCATTTAGAAACATCTCTTCTAATTGTGGCTTAAGATGACTATATCCTAACTCATCACATATCTCTAATAAAGCAAAAACCTGCTCTCTATCCTTCATATTAGGGAATGGATAGGTTACAGATAATTCTAATAAAAGCTCATTTATGATATTCTTAATATCTGCCATAAGATTAATTAAATTCTATCTTTTCAAAAATTCGTGTAGGAACTTTTCTAATTCCTTGTAAACCCGTTAATATAATACAATTTCTAAATTTATCCCAATCTAAAGAGAATGAGGTATCTAATACTCCTCCGTTTTCTTCTTTAATTAATTGGTTCAATGCATTGATTGTATATAGGGTATTCGATTGTTTCTTTCTATGTACCAATATAGTGTTGGATAACTGCTTATTTGGCCTGAACTCCACATCGATATTATATGTAATATATAACTCATCTAAATTCGTCTTATTCTGTAGAATGTAGATGTAATTATATACAATTTTATAATTTTCTCTTATTTGTTGCAATATATCCTGCAAAACTTCTTTATCTGTAAAGGTGCATAGTAACTGTGTTTTCATCTAACGATTTATTTTATACTTTTTATCCTATATAAGTATTAAATATTTCCGTAAGTATAATTTTTCTCCATCTTTGTAGGAGATATTCTATGCAAAACCTCCTCTATTTTGGATAAAAGTTCAATTTCGTTAGTATCAACATCAAATAAAAAAGAATCATATGTGTAAAGTACCAATTTTGTCTTAGTATTTTCTAATAAAATATTCAGTTGGTGGAGTAGTAAAACGTTTTGTTCAGTCTCTAATGCCTGTAAATAATAGTTAAACACTTTCTGAGCATTATGATTATCTATCTTAGTAAATGGTATTCTTTTCCCAAATCTAGTCTCAATGAATCCGTTTACTACAAAATTCTTATACAATTTAGTTATGAAATCATTCGTTTTTTGGAAGAATGGTATCTCTAAATTATGAACATCGATTCCACCATACAATTGTTGGAAAGTAATCTTTTTACTATTAAGGTAATCCTCTTCGGTTAGCTCTTCTTTTCCAAAGTATTGCCTTCCTAACCATTCATGTGCAGAACCTTCTGGCATTGGCTCTCCTATTAGTTTTGCAATCAAACGGATGTGATACCCATCAAAATCATATTGAACCAATTCTCCATTCTTACTAACAATAAAATCCCTACTACCATCCGATTTCTTAAGCGCAGAATAATTTACTCCTCCAAATGTATTCGAAGGTCTTCCTGTTGTGGTGAAATTATTGTAAAGAGAATACTCATATCCGTATGTGGTAGGAATACCATTTGCTTCGATTCTAAGGAACGATGGAATTGTGTAATCATTGTATCTATCAAAACCATTTCCATCGATTCTAGCGTACTTAGCATTCTCCACAACGAAATCCACAACTCCCTTTAGAATAGTTGCAATTGGAATGAATGAAATATCACTTTTATCTCTATATCCATTGGTGAATGATTGGTATATCATATCATATGCATACGTTTTAAACTCCATTAGGTGGTATGAAACGTCTACACTTTTCCAATTTGTAATGTTGGTTTTATGTAAGAACCATTTAGTATCAAAGATATACTTAATTCTATCACTTCTCTCTAAGATGGATAAGCTAACTGGAACACAATCATTGTGGTCTTCCATTATAACCCAACAATGTTCTCCTATAAACACAAAAACACCCAACAGCTTATTGGCTATAGGGTGTTCTGTTCTATTTTTGAATAGAGGGAATATAACGGAATCTTTGGATGTATATTCATCCATAAATCGTTTCGCAATATCTTTATTTTCTACATAGTAAACCATATAGAACAAATATACGAAAAATTTTTAAGAATTCCAATATTTTTCTTGCAAAGGTTGCAATTCAATTGGTTCTCTCTTCATATGTGAACCCTGATTGAAGTATGCTCCTTTTTTAAGGTATCCTCCTAATAAGTTTCTACGGAATCTATTTGAATCATTTGGTTCTGAACCATGTACACAATGTGAGTGAAGTAAAACTACTTGTCCCTTTTTAAGAACTCCTTCTACTTTACGGAAATCATGTCCCTCTGGCATAATGCAAGGTTTACCCCTTTCATTTCTCCAAAAGTTAGGATTGGTTTTTGCTCTTTCCTCATCCACTTCGATTGGTAAAGTCGGTAATCGATGTGAACCTTCATAGTTCCATACAGCTCCGTTACCCGCATCATGATTATCTAATGCTAATGCAGTATTAATGATTTCATTGTGTCCACAACCTGTATAGAATGCATTTTGGTGCATATCCCTACCTAATTGTCCAGGTGGTTTGAAATAAGACCAAGTTTGCATACCAACGATTTCGCCACCCATAAGGTATGTACACGCTTCTATAATCTTTGGATGAACAAAAATCTTTTCTATTTTTTCTGAAATTTTATGTGGGTATGAAAATGGGTCCCACTCCCCCCACTCTTTACCATCCGGAGTAAGTGTTCCTTTTCTTTCCTGACGAAGTCTTTCTAACTCATCATTTATTTCATCACACTCTTCTTCGGTAAGTAATTCTAAGGTTGTAAATCCTCTGTATCGCCAATCAAACGTAATTTGTTGGACTTCTAAATCTGTAAGATGTTTGAACATAACTTTGTTGTTTATTATAACTATAAATATACGATGAATTATTTAATTTTCCAAATAAATTTATGATTTATATCAAGCTCTATAAAATTGTTTCGGGTTAACCAAATATAGATTTAACTCTGGTAATTCCTTCTCTGCCTCTTTAATAGCCATTTGATTTGAACGTATTACCGATGGAATCAATGCACCCTGATTAGTATAAGTATCTTCTAAATTGCCAGTAATTCTCCACTTAAGTGTTGTGGTTTTATAATATACACCACCACTATATTCATTAAATCTTTGAGAATTTATTTCAATTATTACAGAACCAGGAGTATCTCTTCTTTGCACAAAATAACGAACAATAATACCTTTCATATAATCCTCATCCGTTGGAGATGGATAGTGAGCTTTAGGCATACTATTTTTTATCTTAATATTATTTTTTAATTTCTTATATTGTTCTACTGCTCCCATATTATTTGCTGAATGGTCTATAGTGTCCAATTACTTCTGTTGTCCATTTTGCCGAATCTACAGCATGCTTTATTTCTTCTACTTGAAATGCTCCTTTGTTATTATAGTAATCAGGTAAACCTATCACTCTATACATATGGCCAACTTTAAATCCACTTATACCTAAAACAGTGAAACTAAACTCTACCGGTAATGTTCTACCCGTATATGCCACCCCAAATCCAGTAAGGTATGTTTTAAGTTGGTCTGTGAATATTTTTTTATTTAAACATACTACCGGAACTGCCCAATCATCTAAATTACCATCCCCTATATCTCCTTCACCTTTGGTTGCTGCTTTGGGATGAACTGCTAATCTATTGTTTCTTCTAAAATCAATCCATCCTTGTATTTTCGCATCAGTTAAAGCGGTATCCTCTCCTTTTGCGGGAGATGATGTATCTACTGTTTGTTTGGCTAATATACTATCAATTTGGTTTGAGAATAATCCTGTTAACTCATTTGGGTTCTTCAATCCTGTTGATTTTTCTAAATATATTTTTGATTGCGTTGCCTTTGATATATCCATACCAAATTTTGCAGTAAGAAATACACTATCCGTTCCAGATAATGAAAACGTATGAATAGTTTCCTTATCACTATTTCTTAAATTAGAATCTACTATTTTTAGTTGGCCTGAGTTTTCTAACATCTGAAATGACCACAATCCCTCCACCGCTTCCGCCATTACAGATAATACCCCATCTAATACTTCCTTAATTGGTTTAGTTTGATTTCGCAATGCCTCTGCTACAACTTCAGAATCTAAATAAACCCATCGTATATCGCCAAATGTATTCGCCGCTAATGTTATAGTTTCACTTCCTTTTGTTACAGTAGTACCTGTAACAACACCATTTACTCCAGGAAAACTAATTGTACCAAGAGATGTATCCATCGTTCCCCCAACTATTCCCTTTGCCTCTTTAAAATACTCATTATCACCTAAATAATTATATGTTGCTTTGTTTGGTATAAAAACTCTATCATCGGTAGAAAATATTCCAGGAAAACAACTTATATAAGTGTCACTTATATCAACCTTAAATTCAGCTGCTCCACCTGATATTTTTACACGAGTTTCGTTTAATATTTGAATAAATGCATTAAAACTAATATATTTTTTTGGAGTAACCGGACTTTCTGCATCTTGTGCTGTAAATGATGCTCCTTTATACACTATATCACCGGTAAACCAACCGCTCTTTGCAGTTTCAGTTTTGGCCTCTTCTACAATATCTTCCATAAAGTTAACAAACTCATTATAGTCATATTTAGCAAATTCTTTTTTCAATGCCTGAACTTTTGTAGTCCTAACTTCATCCGGCAATTGATTAAAACAATAGTACCAATTATTATGAAGTGCTACTGAATTTGGAACTATCTCATATGCTATCGGCTTAGGCTTTTCCCCATCTACGGTTACTGCCGCTTGATTGTAATTAAATAGAACTTCTCCTATTGTAGTTACTTTGCATTGAACTTCAAAATTTTCACCATCAATTGAACTATCACCACCTGTTATAATACCAACCATATTATCATAACACCCACCGTTTGCTTGTCTAATTGCATTTAATGTATCAGGATTTCTATTATATGAATTTACATTTCCTGCATTAGCTGCTAAAGGGCCAACTGCTTTACCACTTGCCGCAGTTTTATTCCAACCCCATTGAATGAATACACTAATTCCTGGTTCTAAAAAATATTTAAGAATATCCGTATATTGTTCTACAGTAAAACATTTTATTTTTATCGTACCCGCTCTAAGAGTTCCTCTTTGTGAAAAATCTACTGAGAAATCCGTAATTATAGGAGAAGGTCTAAATCCATATTCCTTATCTAACTTATATGCATCCCCTATTATATCCACATATGTACCGGAAGATATAGTTTTTTGTCCACCTAAATTAGATGTGACATGAATCCAAGGCACCATACCTGATACGGTCTGTGGATTCTTTCTAGCATTTAATTCTGTTATTATATAAGAGTCGATACCTCTATACCAAGGGAAACCTAATGCCATAATTCTATAAATTATTTATTATCAAAAATTTATTCTTTGGAATTCTCAATTGAATACCGCCATCTAAACCTATATTAGCTCCATTTATATTATTTGCCTGTGCAATAATCCACCATAATTTACTTTCACCATAAAATTGTTGCGCAAGTAAATCCAATCTATCTGTTTCTTGAGTAATAATGTAAATATCATCATCTCTTTTTTCGATAGTACGAGGTATCACCGTTGTTAATACTTTTTTACCGGTAGCCAATCTTTTTGTCTTTACGTTATTGTATCTCATATTATGTTATAGGTTTACCGTATCCGTAAATATTAGCAGTAGTATCATTTCTACTTTCAATAAATGTCAAACCGACTGCCGCATTTATTATCTTAGGTAGTTTATATTCATCCATATTATAATTACCGGTTGAAACAGTATCTCTATCAGTTTCAGTATGAATATTACTTTTTTTATCTTTTTTACTATATATCTCGTTTACATACTTTGAATTAGCAGATAATGCATCCGATTGCATTATTCTATCTCTAGTAGTTTCATATACCTCTGCAGTTGTAGTACTTAAAGTAGGCCCTGAGTTTGTAGCATCTTTATAAAAAGTACCATCAAATAAGTACCTACCTCTTTTGTTTTTAACTTTTCCTCCACCTGTTTCCCAAAGGTTTTCACTATCTTCGATAGAATATGTTAATGCATCTATAAAACAAACTTTATCGTTATAGATACTACCAAATGTAAACTTAACTAAATTAGGTTGAACAATTCCACCACCTGAATATGATGCCGGATATGTTAGGTGTGCCAAATATTCTAATCTTCTCCACATCATTACCAATTCAGATTGAGACATTGCATAAACCTTCATATTGAAAGTTAATTTTCTTTCTATCTTTTGGTATGTATAAAAACTAAATGGCGAACCAATCATTCTACTTTCTTCCCATGATGGAGAGAACGTTTCGTTGAATCCACTTACTATACTTCTAAAATAAACAGCAGAACCATCTGATACACTTTTAAATCTAAGTGGAGCAAAATCTGTATTTACTAATGTTTTTTCATTAAACTTAATCGATTCTAATTCCCCTGCAGTTAATCTACCTGTTTGATTTAGTACATCTCTATCCGATGATAAACCCCTTTTCTTATCCAATGTCTCATCATATCTTTTTCCACCTGATGTAATAGTTTTAGTATTCTTATCTAAAGTATATCTATCTTTTTGCCAAGCATCTCTTTGTAAACTTTTTGGTTTTATAAAATTTAAAATTGCAGAGCTTGAAACAAGTAATCCACCAATTTGAGTATCCTTTACCCCACCACCTTTCCCACTATCATATGGGCCCACCATTTTTAATTCAGCATCCTCTTTCCAAGTATTATAACTTGATAATAACTTTATTTGATTTGGTTCTCCTTTTTTTGGATTAGCAGTTGTAGATGATAATTCAAACCCATAACTACTTTGGTTAGAAAATCTCGTTTTACCAAATTTACCCTCTGGTTTATTGAATCCAGTGATAGGTGAATTGAGTGATATATCAAGTGTATTATATGCAGAAGGCGTTTTTTGAGTAGTCATTGATGCCTGATATGTATTTCCGAAATAATACTTTTGGTTAAAATTATCTAAGCTACCAGATGTTACCTGTACAACCTTTTCCTTTCCAATCAATACATTTCTAATAACTCCTTTAGCTAAACTCAACCCACCGCCAATTACTCTCTTAGATGCCTGTTGAGGAGTTCCTGTTCCGGTATCTTTTAAGTATCTACCAAATAAAGTACCTGCTGCATCTTTTCTAATTTCCGCTAATGTTTCCGGTTTTCTAGGTGCCGCTTCTAAGAATTTTGGATTTGCTCTTAATGATGATGGGTATATTATTCGTGGTATCCCTAAGAAACGATTTACCTTTCCAGTGAATCCTTTGTTACCCTCTATCTTATTTGCATTATCTAATATAGCAACTAAATTTGCATTAGCTTCGCTTGTTTTAGCCGCTTTCATACCATCAACCACATCAGTTGATTGGTTAGTTATTCTAATTAAATCAGTTCCGTAAAGTGCAGTTTGATTTACAAATGTTCTAACTCTGTTACCATTTGTTTCCTGCTCAAATGCAGTTTCTCTTAATGGGTCACCCGTTCCTAATATTCTAGTAAAAAATGCACCTACTCTATTATTTCTATCAATAAGAAATTGACCTTCCTGAGGTGTTCCACTCGTAGGTTTATCTTGAGGTATTTGTTTAGATACCGCTTTACTTTCAAAAAGTTCTAATATTGATTTTCCCATTATTAAGAAGTTACTGGGTTTCTAGATGCTGCTGAAGCAACCTGTGCAGTAACTAATCTACCATCCATATAAACTGCAACCTTTCCTGATGCTAAATCAGTTCTTAATCCTCTTATCTCTGTTATCATTGAATTAACTAATCCTGCAATTGCACTATTACCACCTCCTTGCTGAGTAGTACCTAATTCAGTTGTTCCTCCGCCTCCTGCCATTGCATCTCCTAATCCAGGTGCCGCAACTAAATCATCATTAGGCGATAATTCAAATAACCCACCTTCTTTTGTTGATACTCTCGTCTTTCCATCTGCTAATGATTCTAAGTCTCCCGCTTTACTAAAGTATCCCATACCTAATGCAAATGCTCCGGCTGCCGCTGCTGCCATCAAAAGAGGGCCGATTACCGGAATTCCTGCTACTGCTTTAGCTGCATTAATTGCCATTTCAGCAATACCCATTATTAAACCTCTTTTCTTTATAGCCGCTATACTAGCTTCCCAAGCCGCCATAAGAGGTTTAGTTAATAATGTTCGCTGTTCGTATAAAAATGTAACACCGGCCCACATTGCCTGTGCCGCAGCTGCTATAACACTCTTTCCTTGTGCAATTCTTATAGCCTCATATACACCAAATAATACTGCTGCTACATCAGCGTGTTGTTTAACTAAATCAACAAATTGTTGCATCTTTGTAAATGCCCATGTAATTGGCATAAATGCATATTTTAAAACAGTTCCAATTCCTTTTAATACAGGAACTAAAACTGAACTAACTACATCCACTATTAATAAAATACCATTGATAATTGGCCCAGCAATAGGTGCTAACATATCAGAAAATGCAGTTCCAATTGCACCCATTTTATTACCAATCTTACTCATCATATCCTGCATACTTTCTTGATTCTTCATTCTTTTGACCTGAGATTCTAACTCTTCATCTCCAACATCATTTATATCAATACCAGCATCTATCAATGCATTTGCAGCGGCCAATCTTTCTTTATCTAATGTACCAAATTGTTTTTTAATTCTCTGTTGATTTATCAAAGAATCAATTTCCATACCGGTTGCTTCTGTTATCTGTCTCTTAGTAATAGCATCTAATTTACTAAGGTCTCCCATTTGGTCTAATTGTTTAGTAACCTCCTGCTGAGCACCTAATATATCACCTGTAAAAGCCAATTCTCTAGCTCTAGCAAAATTTAAATCTGTTCCAGCTAATGCACTTAATTCTAATTCCTTAGTAATACTATCTTCAAAATCTAACAACTTTTCGGATACCGATGCGGCTTCTTTTAATGATGTTCCCATTTTTGCTGCCTGAACCGCCGCCTTCGCCATTTCTTGAACATTACCTCTAGTATATTTCATTATCTCAGCACTATTCTGAGACATATCTTTTATTACGGTATCCGGTGCAACATGAGCCAAATTAGCCATTTCTACAACTGAACCTGCTAAATATTGAGCTTGTTGTTCTGACAACCCTCCCATATTTTGGAATAGTTTATTCACATCAGCAACTTCTGGACCAAATACTCCAAATTGTTTTACCATCAATGCAACAGACATTGCAGTTGATTCAGCCGGTATAGATAAATCGGAAAACTGATTCGTAAAATCAGACATTGCTTTACTCATGTCCGATGCACTAATACCCATATCCACCATATTCATCTGAGCATGATGTATAGTAGATTCTATATCATGTAAGTTTTGTCCCGCTAAACCTGTGGTAACTTTGAAATCAGTTGCCGCTTTTTCCAATTCATGAAATCTCATAAATGCGGCACCTATTGCCATTCCAATAGCTGCTACCGCTAATACTACTGGATTAACAGCTGCAGCTAAAAATTTCATAGCACCACTACCTGCAATTGATAAAGCCTGCATACCAGTTTTACCACTCATTATAGCTTTTCCGAATCCGGTTGCAAATTCACCAGCTGCACCTGTTATTGATGATTTCAACGCTTCAACTGGTCCATGTGCTATATTTGATAACATACCACCTATAAGAGGTATATGATGTAACCCATGTGTAAACCCATCAAATACGCCATTTATACTTCCTGCTAATGTATCCGCTGCTTGTTTAACTCCTTCTATAGCAGTTACTCTTTTATTAAATGTATTTAAAACTTGCCTTTGTAAATCTAACTCCTCAGCTAAATCAGAATACATACTATTCTGGGTTATCTTCGCTTTATTTAAAAAATAATCTCTTTGTTTTGTTACTTGATTTAATTTAACATTTACAGATTGTTGGTCAGTAAGTTGGCCCACCCCTTCTTTTAATTTTTCAACGAATTTAGCTTCACTTGCAGTTAGTCTGACATGTGAATTTGTAAAAGCATCTAATTGCTTCTGCATACCAGTAATCATAGACGAACTAACCTTCAGAAGGTCTTGATACTCCGATTCAGATTCGTTCCTTTCATGAGCTCCAGAATTATCGTGTCCACCGTGTGCACTCATTTGTTAAATTATTTAAATTATAATCCTACCATTTTTTTAATCTCAGGTGCTACATATAGACCTCTTTTTTCTCTACTAGCTATAGTATTCTTAAGTTCTTCCATAGCTTCATCTGCTGCTGCAATTTTACCCATAAGAGTACTATCTCCTTTTATTTTGGAGGTAAGCATTTTATTAAAAATCCACTTAATTATACCTTCATTCATACCCTTATGCTTGGATAAAACTTCGGTTAATTTAGCTTTTTCTTCTTTGGTTACTTTTATTTTCATTTTAAGTATATTTGTACTTCTATAAATATCATTATAAAAAAAATGAGAGTTATCTATTAACTCTCACTTTTGATGGGGTTTTAGGTCGATTAGGTGAGTTTGATTGTTTTTTAACACTTTCATTCTCAGCTTTCTTAGCATCAACTAATTTTTTATAATAAAAATTTCTAAGATGAACTGGCATCCTATATACATCGGATTGGATGAACCCATTACCATAATAACATAAATCGAATATTTGGTTATGGAGTTCTACCGAGTAATTAGATGGAAGGGTAAAAAAACCCTACGCCCATTGGAATCGGACGTACCTCCTTTTCTCCTGTCTCAGGGTCTTCATATTCATACTCCATAACTATATCAGGAGAAATAGTTTTAATATATTCTCTTAATGCTCTTGTATCTCTTGTTACAAATTTATTATTAATAAAATCTGTTATGGATTTCATATCTTCTTTACCATCTACAGATTGAATCATATATCTATAACGAGTTGTTAAATCTGCACTAACTCCTCCTTTATTGAATTTAGATAATGCTTTAATATCCGCATCAATTTTACCTTCATCACCATGAGTTAATAGTTTAATAACTAATTTAGTACCAGATGGAGTTGTAAAATCATATCTATTATCTCTTTTTAACTTAGAAATATCAATATCTTTTGTTTGGATACTAGACAAATCTATAGTAACTCTTTCCTTTTCTTCAGTTGCACCATAGGTATCTACTTCATATTTAGGCCCATATGCCAAAATACGAGTAGCTAACATAATTGCATTTTTATCTCCTAATAATATATCATCTATATTAATATCTTTTTCTACTATAATAGATTCAAATAATTTATCTAATACAACACCTTTTTTAATAAGGTTTTGAGATGCTAAGATTTCTTCCTCCTTAGCCGTCATATATTTGATTTCTACTGTACCCTTAGATAATGGGTTTGATTCTGGGTATGCTTTACCCTCTGATGGGAGTGTTATAACCTCCGTTGGAAAATCGTAATTGCTTTCTGCCATAATAATAACTTATTGTTTGTATATAAATATATATATCTTAAATTTTCCAAAAACAAAAAACCCCCACCATTTCTGATGAGGGCTGTCCTTCGGTAGCATCCGTAAGGAATATTGTTTAGAATTCTAAGATTGCGTAATCGTAAGTTAATGTGATTTCGATTGTCGCAGGGTCTGTAGCATTACTCCAATCTAACTCACCAAAGTTCGCTTGTTGGATATATGCACCCTTTAATTTCCATTGCTCAATCTTATCACCTACTGGACCTAACATATAGAAATCCACATCCTTCTTATAGAATTCTGCGTATCCATCTCTACCTGTTAAGGATTCGTGTGATGTTCTAATCCACTCCATTACCGCCTGTGCTCCAGAAGGAACAATTGGGTCGTAAAGTGTCATAGATAAATCTTGCCAATCACCTTTACCTTTTAACTTTCTTTTGATGTTAATATGGTCTAACACTACAGTTTCAAACTGAATTGTAGGTCTGTTAGCCACTTTTACTAAGTATGAAGGAATACCATCTATTTCTACGATGAATCTGTTTTTCATCTTAGGTTCGAAATTGGTATAAAACATTTCGTTAAATTCTAATACTTCTGCCATTTTTTATTTCTTTTATATAAATATCAGTTATCGAAATTATACACTAAATGATGCTCCTGTCGGTAAGATGTTGAAATCAATTACGATGAATTCAGCTGTCTTAGCAGGTTGTAAAAACACAGAACCTTGTAATATGTTTCTGTCGATTACATCTGGTGTATTATTTGTCTCATCCATAACCACTCTAAATGCGTAAAGCCCTTGTCTTTGTTGAACTGCTTCTAAGTAAGGATTTACAGTATTTAAGAATTTACTTCTTGTTTGTGCCGTATTTTGTTCGAACACTAAGAATCTTGAAGTAGATGCAACAAACTTCTTTAAGTTAATTAACAATCTTCTTACGTTGATTCTATCTAATGCAGATGCTTTATCTTGTAAAGTCTTCTGTCCAAATGCACTAATACCTTGTCCAGGGAATGTTGCGATTGGATTTACTTTACCTTCATATAATGTATCTCTCTCTGATTGAGTTAATCTGTTTAATACTTGAACTGCTCCTGCGATACCACCTCTGTTCAAACCAGCTGGTGCGAACCATTCAGCACCTAATCTATCGTTTTGTGCGAATGTACCTGCTAATAATACTGATGGTGGAACTGCTACTAATTTGTTAGTATTTACATCGATAGTTTTAATCCAAGGATAGTAAGTAGCTACATAGTTAGTATCTTCTCCTGCTGCTTGCTCAACTGCTTCCGAAATTGAAGCTCCTGCACCAGCAAAATCTGCGATATAGAATACATCTTCTCTTTCTTGACAAATATCGATTGCCTTAGTTGTTACATAAGGATGATATTGTCTGATAATACCAGGAGTAATTAATAAGTTAATATCATATTCATCCGGATTTTGAATAGCGTTTAATGCTTTAGCGTAAGCTACTGAACCACTTGTTGTTGATGCCGCACAATTGAATCCTTGTGTATTAATTGCACTAATATCTTCTCCTTTATAAATTGGTGTAGTTGGGTCAATTCCATCCCATCCACCTTGAAATGCCAAAGTGAAGTTTCTCATAGCAAGTTGTATCGAAGATTCCGAACCTGATAATTCAGTTGAAACTAATCCTAATCCATATCTTGAGAATGAAGTAACTCCTTTAGGGTTATCTAATCCGAAAGAGTAGTTAGCACCATTTCCAGCACCTACAGGTATTGGAGCTAAGTAGTTTTTATTATTATCAGCTACGATTGCAGTTTCAAAATCGAATCCACTTGAGAATATCGATGAACTGAATGAAGCCGATGTGAAATTTATAATTGGAAATAATGCACTTAAATCAGTTGAATCAGTTGCAATACAATTAAGAGGTAATTCATACTTGTCATGTCCAAAAGGAATAGCAGTTACAGGATATGTAGTAGTTGATACTTCAACTCTGATAAACTTACTTCTATTTTGATAATCTCCTGCTTCAGTAATTTTACCTACCGCATCAATTGTTATATCCCTATCACCAATTCTTCTAGCAATGAAATTTGGAGAAGCAGGGTCTAATGTTAAATTATTATATTGTTCTAAGATTGATTTTCTCTTATCCGTATCGTCAAATGCTCTCAATACTAAACTAAATGTTCCGTAATCTGCACCATTTGAAGATTTGATATTAGAAATTTGTACTTTGAATCTTGTATTTTCTGCGTTACCATCAGCTATAGTATGAATTCTAAATAAGTTATATCTAGTTGTTCCATTATATAATTGAGATTGAATATATGGAGTACTTGCATTACTTGCATCAGCAGTGAAGTTTTGTGCAGATAAAGTTTTTGAATCCGCTTCGAAAACTACATCACCATTAATAGTTGAAGATGATAAAGCGGTTTTAGTATGGTCAAAATAAGTATAAGCGTATGCTTTTCTATTGAATGAAGGTGAAGTTCCTAACACATCATCAATTGAATCTGCTGAACTTTTTTTCATATCCATTCTATATTGCTCACCTGAGCCAGTAATAGAGAATACTCCAAACTCAGCCGCACCAACTAATGTACTATTGTTTATTTCAAATGATGCAGATTGTGCAGATGAG